GAGGCTTATGAAATTCCCGACATAGCACCCTTACATGAAAAGGTAGAATTAATTACGAAAGAACTTGAAGATCAAGATATTACAAGTCTTCAAGGAAAGCTAGCCGAGTTAGGAGTGAATCTAAAGACTATTATTGAACAACAAAGAGATTTATTAGCTATTAAGGAACGAGTAATACAAGCCGAAAAAGATGTAGAAGCTATGAAAACAACTGTTACCGAAGCAAAATTAATAGTGGGCAAAGTAGAAGGATTTGAAAGTTATTTAAAGCAGTTCGAAGCTAAAATAGAAAAAGTCGATAAAGAGATCGATGATATCTGGCTAGGTATGGATGAACTATCTAACCCACTAAATTAACTTCAAAAAAATAATCCTTGACTTGTATTGTACATTTTGATATAATACATGCTAATTTTGTACTTTAAAGTGCTAGTAGAACAGGAAATAAAATGACCCCACGAATGGATAAAATTCAGTTGAGCACCATAATAGCACTAATAGTACAGTTTGCAGGAATTATATGGTGGGCCTCCGGTGTACAGGCTTCAGTAGATAAACTAGAAGGATTACATCAAGCAGTTGATCATGATCGAGTAGAGTTCTATCAAAGAATGTCTGTTGTAGAAACAAAAGTTGAAGCAAACAAACAAATTTTAGAACGGCTCGAAGATAAAATCGACCAAATATAGACAGGAGAAACTTATGGAATACGAAACTAAAGATGCACAAGCAAGTAGCACAACAGAAGAAAAACAAAAATCAGTAGCAGAAAAATTTGTACAACCAGGACCGGGAGGTGAATTTTTCACTATTATGGATGTTGATGGTAATAAGTACGAACAGTTTGAAACAATGGCAGCAGCCCAGGCATCTCTGGCTGGCAATCAATGAGTTGTTCTTGTAAAAATTGTAAATGTGAAGACTGCAAATGTGATGAAGGAGGCTGTGAATGAATTTAGCCGAGTATTTATCTGAAATGTCTAGACTTTCCTATTTAACTCCTACACAATTTGATGAGGAGTTTATTCCTGATGATGGGTATATCAATAAAACTTTTATCCAAGCAGATAATGCTGAAGGGTATATTATTGAATTCCAGGAGACTATAGTTTTAGCTTTCAGAGGTACTCAGCCCTCTCAACTAAAAGATGTTACTGCCGATTTAAAGTTTTGGAGAATTGACGCAGAGACTAATGGTGAAAAAGTTCATTCTGGTTTTTGGAAGGAAGCGTTCTCTTTATTCCCTGCAGTATTAAAAAATACTGCAGATTCAGATCATAAAAACTTCATAATAACAGGGCACAGTTTGGGAGGAGCCATGGCTGTTGTTATGGCAGGCTTCTTATTACGAATAGGATACAATGTCAGTGACTTATATACTTTCGGACAGCCCAGAGTAGGAAATCAGCAATTTTGTAGAAGAATAGAACGAGATTGTAATTGGCAAAGATTTGTAAACAATAACGATATAGTTCCTCGAGTCCCATTAAAGATGGGAGGAGTTTTTTACGATGGAGGCAATTTAAACTATATTAATTGTTACGGACAGATACGCCAATTAAGTTGGTGGCAGAGTGTCAAAGACTCTTTTAGAGGAAGATGGTTTGCTTGGAAAAAGAAGCAATGGTTTGATTCATTTTATGACCATGCTATATGGTTATATAGAGACTTAATAATAGAGGCAAAAAAATGACTCCACAAACTAAATGGTATGCTACAGTAGCTGCAACTTGTCATAACACAGTTATGCAAATTCTGGCAGAAACTAAAGGTAATATTGAACCTGATAATTGTACTGTCGATCAGTTGAGTGCAATTAATGTCGCTAGTGCGTATTTAGAAATATACAATTTAGCAATTAAAAACCAAATAATAGAAGAACCGGGAGAACCAGTTCTTGGATACAATGACGAAAAACCTAAGATAGTACATTAATGTTAGATATAAGCCGTGCCGATATAAGCGGACAAGTTTTAATGGATTATTCTCCAGAGGAGAGATTTATAAAACTTCCCGTAATCCCTTACCTAGAACTCTTAGGTATAGAAGCTATTCCTTCTCAAATAGCTGTTATTAACTCAATAAATAATTCTAAATATCGTTTTGTTTGTGCGGCATTGTCACGTCGTCAAGGCAAAACTTATATAGCTAATATAATAGGACAACTAACAGTATTAGTACCAGGAAGTCATGTTTTACTTATGTCTCCTAATTACTCGCTTTCTCAAATTTCTTTTGATCTACAGAGAAATTTAATAAAGCATTTTGATTTAGAAGTCATTAGAGATAACGCAAAGGATAGAGTTATAGAACTCTCTAATAATTCTACTATACGAATGGGTTCTATTAATCAAGTAGATTCAGTTGTTGGTAGAAGCTATGATCTTATTATCTTTGACGAAGCAGCCTTGACTGATGGAAGAGAAGCTTTCAATATAGCTCTAAGACCTACACTAGATAAACAAAATAGTAAGGCATTATTTATTTCTACTCCTAGAGGACGAAATAATTGGTTCGCTGATTTTTTCCACAGAGGTTCTAATGATGAGTTTCCAGAATGGATATCTATTAAAGCAACTTACCATGAAAATCCTCGACTTAGTGAAAGTGATATATTTGAAGCAAAAAAATCTATGTCTACCGCTGAATTTGCTCAAGAATATTTGGCAGACTTTAATACTTATGAAGGACAAGTATGGAATTTTGATTATGAAAAGTGCACTACAAATGTAGACCAGTTTAAACCAGACGGTATGGATATATTTGCAGGGCTTGATGTAGGATATAAAGACCCCACTGCGTTTTGCGTTATTGCTTACGATTGGGACAGTGAAAATTATTATGTAGTGGATGAATATATTGACGCGGAAAGAACAACTGAGCAGCATGCTATTGAAATTCAAAAACTCATTGAAAAGTGGGACATTGACTTTATTTATATCGACTCGGCAGCACAACAGACTAGATTCGACTTTGCCCAGAACTACGATATATCCACCATTAACGCCAAGAAATCAGTTTTGGATGGCATTGCACACGTTGCAAATATAGTAGACAATGATAAACTATTCGTAAGTCAAAAATGTGAAAATACTTTAGAATGCCTAGATCAATATCAGTGGGACCCAAACCCTAATTTACTTAGAGAGAAACCAAAACATGATAGATTCTCTCATATGTCAGATGCATTACGATATGCTTTATATAGCTTTGAAGTTTCCGCAGGTACTTTTTAGTTGGTACCAAGTAAAAAATAACTCTTGACATTTTGTATGATTATTTGGTATAATTTTTGAAAGTGAAAAACTGTAAATGGACCTAAAGCGAGACCTAGTAAAGTACGTTAGAGATAAAGCAAAGGCGAAGTACCAGAAGAGTACGGAATGCTTTATTTGTGGTACTAAGGATATTCTAGATTTTCATCATTTCTATGGATTAACAGAACTGCTTGATATTTGGTTACGTAAAAATAAGATTGTAATATCTACAGCTGAAGAAATCATGAATGTACGGGATACTTTTATAGAAGAGCATAAAATAGAACTGTACGATGAGGCAGTAACCCTTTGTCATACTCATCATTTGAAGTTACATTCAATATATGGTAAAAGACCTAAACTAGTAACAAGCCCTAAACAAAAACGTTGGGTAGAGAAACAAAGAGATAAGTATGGCATGGTATAATAGATTTTTTAGGACAGGTTCAGATTTTATCGACGAAGAAGAGAAAAATAACCCTGCTCAAGTTTATATTTCTAGAGAAGAAGGGTTCAGTATAGGAAGTACAGAAAACTTTACAAACTATACTAAAGCCTATGAACAATTTGAAGTAGTTAATAGAGCTGTAAATTTAATTGTCGATGATGTTGCAGAGATACAAGTTGATGTAGGAGATAAACTAGGTTTAACACCGATATATAAAAATGTACGAAAATCTCGGGTTGATCTCTTACTGAATTTAGAGCCTAATCCTTTTCAGGATATTAATACTTTTAAAAGAAATTTAATAATTGATTTATTAATGGATGGAAATATATTTATATATTTCGATGGTGTACACATGTATCAATTACCAGCTAAAAATGTTGAAATTGAAACAGATGAAGACACTTATATAAAATCTTTTATTTATGATGGAAAGATTATGTATAGTCCAGAAGAAATTATACATATTAAGGAAAACTCTTTTGAATCTATGTATCGAGGAGTACCTAGGCTAAAGCCTGCTTGGACACGAATGCAACTATTAGGCTCTATGAGAAAGTTTCAAGAAAACTTTTTTAAGAATGGAGCAGTTCCTGGGTTGGTACTTAAAAGCCCTAATACTCTTAGTGAAAAGATTAAAGAACGAATGCTTGCAGCATGGAGATCACGATATAATCCTACTGCTGGCGGACACAGACCACTCATTTTAGATGGTGGTTTAGAAGTATCTAATTTAAACGAAGTTAATTTTAAAGAGTTAGACTTCCAAGAGTCTATTAAAGAAAACGAAAAGATTATTTTAGAAGCAATTGGAGTTCCTCCAATTCTTCTTGATAGTGGTAATAATGCTAACATTCGTCCAAATCATAGACTTTATTACTTGGAAACTATACTTCCTATTGTAAAAAAGATTAACTTTGCGTTTGAAAGATATTTTGGTTTTGATTTGAAGGAAGATATTAGTAATATTCCTGCTCTTCAACCAGAATTGCAAGATCAGGCATCTTTTTACGCTACTCTAGTTAATGGAGGCATAATGACTCCAAACGAAGCTAGAGAAGCATTAAGAATGCCTGCTATTGAAGGGCATGACGATATTAGAGTTCCCGCAAATATAGCAGGAAGAGGCTCCGCCGCAGACCCTTCGCAGGGCGGAAGACCAGAAGAGGAAACAGATGAATAAAATTATTAATTTAACATCAATTCTAAAAGTAGCTGGAGAAAAAGATGATAATCTTAAAATTGAAGGCTATGCAAGTACAAATGATCAAGATAGAGTTGGAGACGTAATTGAACCTACTGCCTGGACTAAAGGTGGCTTAGACAATTATCAAAACAATCCTATCTTATTATTTAACCACGATTATAATGAACCTATTGGTAAAGCAACTCACGTTGAAGTAACCAAATCAGGACTTAAAATCGAGGGAATGATTTCTAAGTCTGCGGGTAAAATTCGCGATTTAGTAAAAGAGGGCATCCTCGGCGCTTTTAGCGTCGGTTTCCGAGTCAAGGATGCTGACTATATAAAGGAAACCGATGGTTTAAGGATCAAGGATGCGGAACTGTTTGAGGTGTCAGTTGTTTCTGTCCCCGCAAATCAATCCGCTGTCTTCTCTGTCGCGAAATCGTTCGACACGGATGAAGAATATGCGGACTGGAAAAAGCAGTTTGTTAAAGATCCTCATGTTGAAATCGATCAGTCCGGTAAGGACTCATCAAAAGAAACAGCAAATGCTGTCTTCGGAGACAATATTATGTCTGATAAAGACTTTGATCTCGAAGAGTTTGCCAAAGAAGTAGCACGTAAGACGGCTGCCGAAATTCAGATGAAACAAGCTGAAGAGAAAGCAGTTGCCGATGCAGAGGTTCAAAAAGCCGCTGCTGATGCAGAAGTCGAAAAAGCTACTCAGGAAGCACAACTCGAAGAGAAGAAAGCTGAGGTCCAAGCTGTAGTACAGGGCGTAACGTCTGGCGCGGAACGTCTCGTCTCAGATTTGGAAGAAAGGGTTCTAAAAGGTCAGCAAGACCTTGGAACTGTAGTAGACGAGTTGCGAAATGAAATCAAGGAGAAATCTGAAGAGATCAATTCTATGCGCGAGTCTAAGAGAGTTTTCGGTGAGCGTCGTGATAGCGGCGACTGGAAACAGAAGATGTCGTCTGACGTAGAAGATGCTTATATGCTTGGTCGAATTACTGGCAAAGGATATGATACTTCTTTTGCTAAGAACGTTATGGAGAAGGCGAACGCCATGTCAGGTGTTGCCGTTTCTTCAGCGGATTTTGAGCAAGTCGTTTCTTCTAATGTTGAACGCGACATTCAGTTGGAGCTCAAGCTAGCTCCTTTGTTCCGTGAGATTCAGATGGCCTCAGCCACTCAGATTCTCCCAGTAATGCCTGATTCTGGTTATGCCGAATTTGTTGCAACCCAGATGACGGATGGAGTTTCCCCTCATGGTAACTTAGCCACTAGAGGAGATACTTACAAGACTACAGGACAAGGTGATAGGGGTGGAATCGATATGACTGAAACTACTCTTAGTACTAAGAAGCTTATTTCTCGTACCTACCTTGGTAACGAGACTGAAGAGGATGCAATTATTCCTATTCTTCCTCTTATCCGTGAAGCTGTCGTTAGGTCTCAAGCACGTTCCGTCGAGAACATGGTTCTTGTTGGTAATACTGCAGATAGTCCTTTCGGAGCAGGCGGAGCTTCCCCTGCGGGTGTAGTCGCGTATGCGGGTTCTAATAAAACTCAGCATGCCACAGCTTATGCCTCACACCCTGTTATGCTAGCTACCGAACTATTGGCAGCTCGTAAAAATATGGGTAAATATGGCGCTCGTCCTGAAGATGTAGTTTACATCGTTAGCTTAAGTAAGTATCACGAACTTATTGCTGATGCTAATTTTGCGGACGTCAGTCAGGTTGATAATGCAAATTCAACCAAACTTACTGGTCAAGTAGGCCAGATTTACGGATCTCCAGTTATTGTATCGGACGAGTTTGCAGCAGCAGCTGTAAGCAAGTTTTATGCAGTAGCAGTGAATCCGCGTAACTTTGTAATTCCGCGTCTTCGTGGTGTTACGGTTGAAAGCGATTATGAAGTCGCTGAGCAGCGCAGAGTTCTTGTCGCGTCACAACGACTTGGATTCGCAGGCATCATCGCAGGTACAACTGCGGCGTGGCCTTTGCAGTTCAAGGGCTCTTAATCCTACTGGGTAAATGTAATCAGGGGGAGGGTCACCTCCCCTTTGGTTACCATAAGGAAAATCTATGGCAAATTTAGTTACTAAAGATAATTATAAGCTCTATCGAGGAATCGATCATTATAAAGATGATAATAAAATTGATCAGCTAGTTGGACCTGTCAGCGACCTTGTGAAAAGCTATTGCGGAAATAGCATAATAGATTTTTATAGTTCTGCGAAGACTGAAAACTTCGATATTAGAGACGCGGTAACTTCAGAACTTTTTCTTACAGAATCTCCACTAAATAGTGTTACCTCTGTTAAAGAAAGAGGGAGCATTGCTGATGCGTACACTACTCTTGTAAATAATACAGATTATTTTATAGATTCAGAACACGATAGGATATATAGAATTGACGGAGAAACTAGCGAAAAGGCCTGGTCTAAAGGTTTCGCTGCCGTTGAAGTTATTTACACCGCAGGATATTCTACAACTCCTCAAGACCTCACATTAGCTATATACGACTTAATTACCTATTACCTTAAAGAAGAGTACAAAGGTAGAAAATCATTGGCTGGTGCGACACTTCAAAATGAAACGTCCACAAGTATTCGAGAAAATATTGGATTTCCTGATCACATAAAAAGGATTTTAGATATGTATCGAGTAATTGATGTGATATAAATGTCAAAAACAATTGTAAATGCCCTCATTAGGGAAATAGTAACTAACGTTTCGAAAAGTAATGATATCGTACGTGACTTCGTTGATAAGTACAATCCATTGCTTATAACTATAACTCCCGAAAATTTTGAACAAACTATAGTATCTAACTCCATAATTATTCTACAAAAGAATAATGTGGCAGCGGAGCAAAAGAAACAAGAAGAAGCCTACGAAGCAACGCATGGAGCTCCCTCTCAGGGAGGTCTACGATTTGAAGCAGCAATGGCTGTTGCAGCTAGAGACAAAAATCTTATGAAAGCAATGGAACAGGTTACAGATTATGTCGTAGCTAATTTTGAAGCAAAATATAATAAAACTAAAACTGCAAAGATGGAACCGGCAAAGACTGGAGCAGATGGTTCGATTCAGTTATATTTTTCAAAGTGGAACAAAGGTACTAATGAGACATATTTTAAAGCACCGTATCTCGCTTTAGTAAGTGAAGCTATAGATAAGAATTCATTATTAAAGGGTGTTAAAGATAATTGGGAGACTTTTAAAAGACAAACTCAAATGCTTCACACAGAAAGAACTGTTGGTTCAGAATATTTAACTCAATTCGATAGAGTATTATCAGGTCAATCATTGCCAGGAGACAAGCAAGGCGTTAAAGGCATGAAGCCTTCAGGAGGAGACCAAGCTTCTTTTGATAAAGCTCTTAGCGATGAATTAAAAGATAGTGTTGAAGACTCTATAGATGATTTCAAGATTGATTTTAAGGTAGCCAGAAACGCTGCTCAAAGTGTTATAAGAAACATGATATTAGATACTAGTTGGATTTGGGTAAGTGATCAAAATGCTACCTCAGAAAATTTTTGGAAAACAATTACAATTCAAGGAAAATTAGGTCCCAATGCTTTAAATAGACCTGGAGAAGAGTCTACAGATTGGAAAGGGCTTCGGCCTATGTTAGAGAAGAGAATTGAAGATGAAATAAAAAAGAAATATAAAAAAGATTTTGTTACTAGCGGAGCTAGTCCTTCTCCTAAAAAGATAATATCTTCTATGCTTGTAAATAGGATTCTTAATTCTTTTTTAGGAATGGCAGGTCCTTCAGTAAGTGTCAAAACTAAAAAGAAAACACGAGTAAAAAAGAAAGATCCTAAACGGGGTAAAATAGGCAAAGTAGGAAAATCTAAAAAACTTTCTACAACCTCTAGTATTATACAGTCCAAGACTAAAGCCCATACAGAAGAACAACGAACAATTGATAAAAAACAAACGAAATTTAGTCCTATTAGTTTATTAACTCTTTTAAATAATAAACTACCAGAAACGTTAACGGCTAATATGAAAGAACCCAGATTAGTTAATAGAACGGGAAGATTCCGACAAAGTGTTAAAGTACAAAATATGATGGGAAATTCAAAGTTTCCTACAATACAATATACGTATCAAAGAGATCCTTATGAAGTTTTTGAAAAAGATTCCGATAGAGATCCTAGAAAACTAATTGATGCAAGTATAAGAGAAATCGCTGCTAAAGTAATGAAAGGCAGATTCTATACACAAAGAGTATAATAATGGCAAGAGACGATACTACTAGACGATCAAAAATACTTTCTTCTCTTGTTGAAAAGTTTGAGGTTATTGATGGTACTGGTTCCTATAAGACGGATCTTACAGGCAGTATCTCTCCACGAATGATGTTTTGGGATGAGGTTTCTCAATTTCCTGCAGTACATATGTCAGCAGGAATGGAAACACGTCAATATTATGGTGGAGGAAACAAATGGAGATTTTTAAATGTTACCATACGAGTATATGTAAATGGTGACGATCCTATTGAAGAATTAGAAGAAGTCCTTGAGGACTTAGAAACGGTTTTGGACGCGAATTCAACTCTGGGGTACGAAGAGACCTCTGGGTTGGATAAAAACGTGGTCCAAATCACCCTTATTAGTATTGATACCGATGAGGGTGCTTTAGCGCCACTCGGTGTCGGTGAAATGGTACTTGAGTTGCGATATTAAGAGTCTTTTATCTACTACAGCGAACGCACGGATAGATAACGACTCAAGTTAGGAGACTAACATGGCAGTATTTTTACAAAGAGACGTGGTACTGCATATAACCCCCAATGTTGCGGCGGGTACTGCAGATTCTGTCACGTATAAAATGCCTATCCAAGAAGGTTTTAGTTTTAGTCAGGCGACTAATGCTAGCGAAGTAACTCTCTCGGAAATGGAAAGTTCGGCGGGTACTTCCCGTCGTGGTCGACGAATGTTTAATGACTCTCTTGCTCCGGCAGAGTGGTCTTTTACTACATATATTCGACCGTTTAAGTCTAACGGTACTGGAACTAAAAATCATTCTAATGCTCATATTCATGCAGTTGAAGAATGTCTTTGGAACGCGCTGTTAGCGCAAGGCGCACTTACTGAAGCTTCTACTACAGCTAGAACTACTTCAGCTACTGGTAGTGTTGTGTATGATTCTACTCGCTCTAATAAAGCGGCTTTGAATACTATCACAATGGAATTTCAATTTGCTACTGGTTTTGTATACAAACTAAATAAGTGTGTTGTTAATACCGCAAACATCTCTTTTGATGTTGATGGTATTGCTCAGGTTGAGTGGAGTGGCTTCGCAGAAACTATTGAAGAGAAAGTAACTACTTTAACTAGTGTTACTTGTCAAAATAGTGGAGATACTATTACTAAGTCTAGTCATGGTATTGCTAACGGTACTTTGATATCCTTAGCGGATTTCAGTGGTGGAATCGCAGAAGGTGAGTACTATGTTATTTCAACTGCTACTAATACCTTCCAAGTTTCATTAACTTCAGGTGGAAGTGCTGTTGCAGTTACTGCAGACGGTACTGGTGGTACAGTTACTACTAATGGTACTATTGTAGCATCTACTATTGAAGAAGGACAGAGAACATCTGATACATCTAATTACTTACGTAATCGATTGACTCAACTGGTACTGGACGGTGATAATGCTACCAACCATAGTAGCGCTAGAAAGTCTTATTCATTAACTCTAACTGGTGGAAACATTAGTATTGATAATGGAATTAACTATCTAACTCCTGATACACTTGGATCAGTAAATACTCCTTTGGAGCACATAACTGGACCTAGAAATGTTTCTGGAGCTTTTACTTGCTATCTTGCAGGTGGAAAGGATACTTCACAGGATTTTTGGCAGGATATGGCTGGATCAGGACAGAGAAACATTGTTACTAACAATTTTGATATAACATTTAAGATTGGTGGTACTACTTCTCCTTACTGTAATATTCAGTTACCCAAAGCTCACGTAGAAATTCCTACTCATTCTATTGAGGACGTGATTTCTCTTGAGACTTCATTTAACGCATTGCCCACAGATTTGGACAGCGCAGATGATGTAACTATTACGATGGTTGGACCTTTAGCGGCCGCTTCGTAATTTAATTAGAAGAGGGTGGGACTTTCTCACCCTCTTCTTACTTTTTAATTAATAAACAGGATAATAAAATGACCGAAACAACAACAGAAAAGAAAAGACCGGCAATATCTTTAGCAAGTTTGCTTACTCCTAGTAAGACGGTAACTTTAGAGTTTCCCGGACATGAAGAGTTCGAGATAGACTTAACACATCTATCCCGTGAAGAACTATTAAAAGTTCGAAATAAATGTGTTAGTAACAAATTCAATAAAAAGACTAGGGCTTTTGAAGAGCAACTAGATGAAGATAAGTTTCTAGTACATTATGTATCTGCCGTAATAAAAGGGTGGAAAGGTTTAACTTATGCAATACTTCAAGAGTTATTATTAGTAGATGTAAGTAAGCAAAAATTAGACGATGAATTAGAATACACGCAAGAAAATGCAGAAATTTTAATGAAAAATTCTCCGGATTTTGATACTTGGGTTACTGAAGCAGTAGGTGACTTGGAAAATTTTATGGAGAGCAAGTAGTTCAGATAACAAAACTACTTGAAAGAAAATACTCACAGAATAATGAAATAAGTTTAGAAACTTATTTAAGAATGTGTGAACAACTTGGGGAAGAGCCTGATCCAGAGAAGATGCCCATACAGGATAATGTCTTCCCTTACGAAGTACAGTTATCTATTTCTTTATTTGAACTGATGCCCGATAACTGGGATGGAATGAGTGGCAGCTATATGGGCAAGGATTGGAGTGTATTATCTGAACTATTTGACGCTTATAAAGTTGAAAATAGACAAATAATAATATTCTTTCTTAAAAATATAGAAGTTATTAAAGTAAACATTATAAATGAAGAGGTTAAAAAGAAACAGAAAGCTACATCTAAATCAACAAGTTCAGATGAGGTATACCCTGTTAATAAGAGATAAAAATGGCTGATGTAAATGTTGACGTAAGAGTAAGTGATAATGGTAGTTTACAAGAGGTTGGTAAGAATGCTCGTACTGCTGACCGTAATCTTAAAGGCGCCGCTAGAACTTCTGCGAACAGTACTAAAAACTTTTCTAAAATGGCTCAAGGTATTACTGGAGGGCTTGTTCCTGCGTATGCCACTTTAGCTGCAAATATATTTGCTATTACTGCAGCTTTTAACTTCTTAAAGAATGCAGCAGATTTCGAAATTCTTAAAAAAGGGCAACTAGAGTTTGCGGCTAAAACAGGTATGGCTCTAAGTAGTATGACTAGTAAAATACAAAAAGCTAGTGGTGGTATGTTAGGTTTTAGAGAAGCTGCTCAAGCAGCAGCTATTGGAAGTGCTAAAGGCTTTTCTACTAGTCAAATAGAAAAACTAACTGTAGGAGCAAGAAAAGCAGCAGCAGCTTTAGGCAGAGATTTTGAAGAGTCCTTTGACAGACTAGTCAGAGGTGTCTCCAAAGCAGAGCCGGAATTATTGGACGAATTAGGAATAACTCTTAGGTTAGAAGATGCTACTTCAAAATATGCAGCAGCCATAGGCAAATCAGCAAATGCATTAACAACAGCCGAAAGAAGCCAAGCTGTTCTATTAGAAACTCAACGTCAATTAGACGAGCAATATGGTCAAATGCCCGTTGCTGTCAATGCTTTTGTAAAACTGGAAAAAACATTTGATAAATTAGTAAAAACAGTTACCGGATTTTTATTACCTGCTTTTGAAGGCTTGGCTAATTTTATTGCAGCCAATGCCACCGTCGCAGCTTTAGCTTTTGGAGCTCTCGGCTTTAGTGTATTAAAAACTCTTCCTGGAATAGATAAATTAAGAGAAAAAATTAATAATATTGGAAGTGGTCCTGGGCTTAAAGACGCTTGGGATGATTTACAAAAATTTCGCAAAGGAATAGACGACACAAGAATAAGTTTAGAGCAGATGAAAGCTGTTGGTAGTAAGAAATTTAAAGGAGTAGCAGGTCAATTAGCTAAAGGATCTGATAGTAAATTACTTAAAAAAGCAAACGAACAAGGATTTGAAGGACTCCACGGAGGAGATAAAGCTAATCTAAAGAAAGCCTTAAAATCTGCTGAAGCTCAATATAAAAAGCATGGAAAAATTACTACTGGAATATTTAAAGATGCTGATATTAAAACAGTACGTCACTTTAAAGACGCTATGAACACTATGGAAAAATCCGGTTTAGGAATGAGGAAAAGTATAGGTAATGGATGGAAATGGATGAGGAAAACAGCAACAGTAGCTGCTCGTGCTACAAGAGCTGTATGGGTTGGAGCTTTTAGAGGAATAAAGAAAGCTGCAGGTTTTGCTACTAAAGCTATCGGTAAATTAATGAAAGCTACTATTATTTTAGGAGTACTTTCAAGTATAATTGATGCTTTTGATACATTAATAAATGCGCCCTTCACTCTAGCTAAAAATCTAGCTAGTGCTGTTGCTGGAATTGGTAAAACGATACAATTTATTGCTAATTTAGCTGTAGATGTATTGAATAAAGTAATAGAGCAAATACCAGAGTCAGCGTTCTCATTTTTTGGTATGGACAAGAAAGATTGGAAAATGTCTAACTTTACTTTTGCAGATAATATTGAAGCAGATACTATGGATTTGATAAATAAGGGTCTTAAAATGATGGGAACTAATTTAAACGAACTAGCAGATCAAGAAGCAAAGAATATGAAGAACAAACGGTATAACGAACATTTGCAGGAATTATCGGATGGTTATAAAGAAATGGTTAAAGATATAGATGCAGCAATTTTAGGCGTAGCAAGATTAGAACAAGCAGGTACTGACCCTTCAAAAACAGGTAGAATTAAAGCAAATATCCTGGCTGGATTAGATTTAGGTTCAGAATTTAGAAAAGCACTGGCTCTCGACACTGGACGCATAATAGATATGACTACGGCGTCCGCGGAGGAAATTATTGAGGCGCAGAATAAAGTACTTGAGGGCAATAGGACTGGTAAGACACCGAGTATGGCACTAACGCAATTTAAGTCCCAACTAAAAGGTATTGTAAAGTTAGTACCGGGTCTAGGGAAGGCATTTAAGGATTTGGATATAACGCAATTTGATAAGCTAGGAATAGCAGCTCAAAATACTGTGTCGGGAATATCAGACTTAAAGACGGGTATTGGCGAAATGGCAAAGCAAATGCTGACAGGAGGCATAGAAGCAGAGCAATGGGTTGATAAGTTAATTAAAGGAGCAGAGGCAACGGATAGAAGTGCAGAAGCTGCTGGATTACAGGTTGACGCTCTGAAAGAATTAGAAGACGCATTTAAAGGCACAGGTTATACAGCACAACAATACTTAGAATTACTCAGAGGAATTAGACAAGAGACCGAAGCGATAGAAATTGCCAGAGCAAGACTAGCACAAGCAAGATTTGACTCACAAGCAAGAGGCATGTCAGTAATAGATAAATGGGAGCAAAGAAAGCTTGATGTAACGGAAAAACAGCTAGATATGCGGACGGCTTTAAATGAGCAACTTAAGATGGAAGAAAGATGGAAGCAGGCCGAAACTGATCAAAAACCTGCTGCAGAACAGGCTTTAAATGTAGCAAAGGAATCTTATAAAATGGCAGTAAAACAAAGGGACTTTGCTCTAAAAGCCTCCACAGGAGTCGGACAGATACTATTAAAAACATCAGAAGGTTTTGCTAGTGGTATGGCAGATGCTTTTCATGGTATTATTACGGGAACTATGTCAGTAAAAGAAGCTTTTAAATCAATGGCTATGGGAATTCTTGATGCCCTAGCTCGTATTATTGCAGAAATGATGGTAGTGGCTATGGTTAAAAGCTTTATGGGATTTGGTATGTCAACTAGGGGAATGCAGCAGGGTGCCCCAATTCATGGTGGTGGTGGCGGCCAGACTTGGAGCTATTCCAATCAAGGTGGAACACTAACGAGTAGATATGGTGGTATCATGGAACCTCCTGGTTACGCAACAGGAGGCATAGCAAGAGGGTCTAATGCTGGATACCCAGTAACGATGCATGGAACAGAAGCAGTAGTTCCTCTTCCAAATAACAAAAGTATTCCTGTAGATTTAAAAGGGGCTGTATCCTCTCAAAACGTTGTAGTTAATGTTAATTTAGATAGTAATGGACAGGGCAGCACTTCAATTGCACAACAAGACAGTCAACAACATGCTCAATTAGGAAAACTAATAGCTCTTGCAGTTCAAGAAGAATTACAGAATCAAAAACGACCAGGTGGAATATTAAGTCCTTACGGAGCAACATAATGGCTATAGGTTTTACAGATTTAACTAGTACAGTACGAACTCCAGATAAAGGAATGACTAAAAGTTCCTCTCCAACTGTTCATAAAATACAGTTTGGAGATGGATATATGCAAAGAGTGACTGAAGGAATTAATCCTATAAAAGAAAGTTATCAAGTATCTTTTTCTAATAGAACAAGAACTGATATAGATGATATTGTAGCTTTTTTAGACAACAAAAAAGGGGTAACTGCTTTTAATTTTACTGTTCCTGATACAAATTCTTCAGGAAATGAGAAGACTATTAAAGTTATATGTGAAAGTTATAACTTAAATTGGATCAATGGTATTGCGTCCACAGTTTCAGCAACTTTTTTAAGGGTATATGAACCATGACAGATATAATAGCGTCAAGTCAAAAACTAGACACAGATGCTTCGGAGTTTATAGAATTATTTTCTATAGAATACGCTGCAGGTAGCCATGCTTATTTTTATAATGGAGGATTCGAAGCAACAGATTCCTCGACTAAAGTTCGTTTTAGAGATGCTGTAGGAGGGACTGTACGAGAATATACTCCTATTCCTATTGATATAGAAGGAATGAAATTTGAAATGGAAGGAGCCTCTGTTCGACCTACTTTAACTATAGCAAATATATCAACGATTTTTTCAACATCTATAGGAGATATGAACTTTGAAGAGTTAATTGGACAAAGAGTAACTAAACGAACTACATTAAGAAAATATTTATACGATCAAAATACAACGAATCCTCCTATTGAATATCCTGTTCAGTCTTATGTTATAGATAGAATAGTTAGTAAGAATATTTTACAAGTTGTTTTTGAATTAGCAAGTCCTTTTGATTTGCAGGGTACTTCATTACCTAGTAGACAAATAATTGGAGGTGGTTGTCCTTGGAAATATCAAGGAGCTGCACTTTCTTTAGCTGAAAATGCAAAAAAAGGTGGTTGCAGTTGGGAACCTGATGGTAAAATCACTACATATGTGGGTACAGCTACTGATTATAATATTTATGTAAATAAAGCAGATGAATTTATAGTGCCTAATGCCATAGTTCAAGCATCTACATCCTCTCCTTCGATTTCAAGTTTTTATAGTTATAATGCAGGTAATTCTCTAACACGAGTAAACTCAAATGGCAGTAAAACAGCTTCCCAGGCAAAAATCTATCAGGTGATGACACCTATAACAGGTTTAGGAGCAACTCCTACAAATACTAATTCGGAAGTAGTTCGTAGGTTCAGACCATACAGTGCTTCAGATACTTACTATGCTTATACAGACACTGATTTTAATGAGTATGTTTTATATAATAATGTTATATGGCAAGTTAAAAATGTGACTCAAACAGGAGGGTCTCATATAACAACTCCTGAATCAGGAAGTTACTGGCAACGAGGAGATAGTTGTGGAAAAAAACTTACTTCTTGTGCAAAACGTTTTCATTCTACAGGTACTTCCAGCACTATAAGTGGAGTTACAACAAAGCACGTTAAAGCTAATGCCCTTCGAGATTACATTACCTTACCTTTTGGTGGGTTCCCTGGTTCCAGAAGGTTTAAATGATAGATAATAAATTATTATTACAAATAGTTACAGATTTACAAAAAGATTACCCAAGAGAAGGTTGTGGAATATTACTTAATAAAAGAGGCTCTTTACATTGGATCTATTGTACAAATATTGCGGAAGGAGACGAAGAATTCAAATTAGATTCTAAAGAGTATGTAAAAGCTAGTTTATCTGGGGATATTTATGCCATTGTTCACAGTCATCCAGACTATAGTTGTGAGCCTAGTGAAGCAGATAAAGAAAATTCCAATATTTTAGGAATTCCTTATTTTATAATATCTATACCTTCTTTAGATCATACTTTATATGAACCAGAGTATAAAGAGGTCCCTTTATTAGGTAGAATGTATGATTTTAAAACAGCAAACTGTTGGACTCTGGTTAGAGATTATTACAATCAAAAATTAAAAATAAGTCTTCCTACCATTGATTGGGAAGACGATTGGTGGAATAAGGAATTAGATTATTTTTCTGATATGGTTGATCCTTTTCAATTTTATGAGGTAAGTACTCCTCAGAAACATGATGTAGTTCTTTTCAGAATTAGAGCACCTGTAGAAAGTCATTGTGGAGTGTATCTTGAAGAAGATATTTTTATCCACCATTCAGAGAATAGACTTTCTTGTAGGGAAAATTTACAAAGTCGGTACTTTGCACCGCACGTAACGAGGTATATGAGATGCAAACAGTTAGGTTAGAAGGAAAATTAGGGGAAAAATTTGGAGAGGTATGGGAAATGAACATAACTTCTCTTTCTGAAATTTTTAGATTAATAGGATGTCAAACTCGAGGATTTCAACAGCATATGATTCATGCTGCAGAGAATGATATCGAGTTTGCTATTCAACAAGGATCTGATTTTTATGGAGAAGAAGATTTACTACTTTCTAATAATCTAAAAGAGGATGATATTATAATTACTCAAATTCCCGCAGGGCAGAAAAGTGGTTTTGCAAAAATAATAGCAGCAGTATTAATAGTATGGCTAATGGTTATCTCAGCAGGTGGCGCTGCGGGGCTAGGTAGTATGCTTGGTGGTCAAGGAGCTACTGGTGGCATCCTGGCAGGGATTGGGAGTCAGGGTATAGCACAATTTGTGGCGTGGTCCGCCATGGGAATAGCATTAAACCTAGCAATGAGTGGAATAAGTCAGCTTCTTGCTCCAGGCCCTGAAACTGATTCTAGAGAAACGAACGAAGCTTATTTATTCGATGGTCCTGTCAACCAACTTAAACAAGGTGTTCCAGTTCCAATTGCTTATGGAGAATTGGTGGTAGGAGGCTCTCCTATGAATGTATCTTATAGGTCTTCAAAATTTCCGTCTGGAGGTTATAATTTTGGAGCTTGGAACCACGGACAAAATTATAATGGACCCGATACTACTTCAGATGCAGGAAAGACCCAAACTCCAACACCTACAGATACGGACGGAGATACTTGGCCAGATCCTACAGACGAGACTGTTTATCCTCATATAGGACACACAAATGATTGGGGCTTGGGTACCTGGGAAGCCGATGACTATATCGAAACCCACGTAGCAAACGTATAAGGAGAATAACATGGTAGGAGGAGTATCAGATTTACACCCCATAAATGTAGAGACACGCGGCCCAGTAGATTCTCGTCTGGAGAATTGGCCGTATCCGTCTGAACATCAATATGGCATGATTTATGATTTAATAAGCGAAGGAGAGATTCAAGGTTTAGTAAATGGTATATCTAGTATCTACTTAAATAATGTTCCTATACAAAATACAGCAACTAAAGCAGAAGCAGGCGGAAGAGTAGGAAGTAGTACTACTACAGCTAATAGTATTAATGTTACTGTTCCTTCTTCTTTTATTTCTGGAATGAGCACAGCTCAGGGGTCCAGATTTGTAAATATTATGAATGCTGCAGCTACAGGTTCTGTTAATGGAAATTATAGTCAAGGATCTACTACAATAACTACTACTACAAACATGTTTACTTCTACAATGGACGATGACATAGTAGCAGGTCTTTATGCTACTAGTACTGTTAAACAAAGTAAAGTTTCAATTCTACCTAGGTATGTTACTATTCCGGGTTCGATGGCCGACGGGTCTGATGGCAGATATCTTTTATTGGCCTACGTTGCTCCTAATCAGATTGAAATCTATCCCGGACTTCAGAAAGCGGTAAGTAGTGGAACTAAAATTCATGTAGATTATATTGGAAAAATAGTTTCTTATGCTACTAGCACTGTTTTTACAGTGACTCCTGCTGTCCCTAGAGCCGTTACTCATTCTCCTACTCAGTTTTCTATTCGTTTGAGTAGCTATGGCACAGCGGGAGACAGTAATTTTGAAGGTGTTAGAGGCGACTTCAGAACAGGTACTAGATATCAAATGTTAACCGCAACAGGTTCTGCAGATGGGGTGCCAAATGCTAGTTTTACAGCAGCACCTGGAAATAAGTTAGAATGGACTACAGGTTTTAATACTCATAATTTTGATGGAACAGATACTGGCGATAGCGGCTCTCAATCTCCGCAAGTAATAAATCCAACTGCAGCGCCTTTTAACTTAACAGCAGATCAAGCGAAGCAAATAGATTCAGCTAGATTAATAATAGAGTTTCCTGCAGGATTAAGTGCTCAAACAGACGAAGGAAATGAAGTAGCTGGAATTTGTGAGTTTCAAATATTTGTTCATTATAAAAGTAATTCTTCTGACAGTTCGTATAAGAAAGTTTTAAAAGTAGGAAGGCATAATCCTGATTCTTTTGTTGCATATGGAGCTGCAGGAAGTTTAATTGGTGTAGGTTTTGCTGCTGATACGAGTATTATTCGAGCTAAAACTCAAACTGCTTTTGTTGTAGAATTTACAGCAAATCTTACAGATATTAAACCTTTTACAGATTGGTATCTTGAAATTAAAAGAACAACTCCTTCTACTCAGAAAGACTATACACAACCAAGTAAATATCCAAATCATTCTTTTCAGGGAATGGCTCAACTTAAATTTGTTGAACTTATGGTTCATGATAAATTAAATTACCCTAATAGTGCGTATGGACAAGTTGTTTTTTCTGCCCGAGATTTCCCCACTGTTCCTCACAGAGCCTATCATATACGAGGTAAGAAAATAAAAGTCCCTAGTAATTATATTACTCGCGAAGAACAAAATTATAATTCTCCTTTAACTCAAGAAGCTAGTTATAATAGACATGTAACTACTGGAGTAAAAGCAAGTTCTTATCAAGTTTGGGACGGTAATTTTCGAGGAGACGATAGTCTTAACGGTAGTCATGTAAATAGACATAAAGTTTATTGTAATAATCCAGCTTGGGTATTTTATGATATCTTGACTAATAAAGAATACGGATTAGGTATGCACTTAGAAGATACAGATATTGATAAATATTCTTTATATCAAATTGGTAGATACTGTGATGAAATGGTACCAGATGGAAAAGGAGGCTTAGAACCTAGATTTACTGCAAATCTTTATATTGCTAAATTAACAGAAGCATATAAAGTACTAAAAGATATGGCTAGTATTTTTAGAGGTATGATTATATGGATGGATGGACAGGTAACTGCAGTTCAAGATCGTCCTAAAGAACCAGTATATACGTTTACAACTGGAAACGTTGAAAATGGACTATTTGAGTATGAATACACAGGTTCAAAAGCTCGAGCAAACCAAATAAATGTTACATATAACGATCCAGAGCAGCTATTCAAACAAACTGTACTAGTTATTGATGATGTAGATAATATAGTCGAGACAGGAAAAATAGTAAAAAATGATACTTTAGCTTTTGGTTGTACTTCACCTGGACAAGCTACTAGATGGGCTAATTGGATGTTAAAAACAAACCTTCTAGAAACAGAACTAGTAAAATTTACGACTTCTATAGCAGGAGGATTTCTACGTCCCGGTGATATAATTATAGTACAAGATAAAAAACTTTCTTCTATAGAATTTAGTGGAAGACTTGGAGCAGGAAGTACTACTACTTCCATAGCATTAGATCGTAATGTGGTACTACAGAGTGGACAGACTTATGAATTATTTATATTCTTTCCTGAGCCAGGCGCTTATTTACAACAAGATTCTGCAACTATTAATTCTGTAGTTTATTCACGAGGAGATTTAATTAGTACAGATGCTTCTGGAGCGGCCATTGATACAGCATTAGAAGCAGCTAATTTAAAGGATGATTCCGGAAACGATGTATTTACATATTATTCACAGGAAGGAAGATTAGAGAAAAAAACCATAACTACTTCGGCAGGAACAGTTAGTACTTTGGCTGTTTCTTCTGCCTTCTCTTCAGCAGCTCCTTCAGATACAGTCTGGGCTATTAGTAACGTCAATGATTTACGGACAGATGCTCCTATTAAGTATCGTGTTTTAGCACTAGAAGAAGATGACTCCCATAAATTTAGTATTTTGGCAGGGAAATATTCAGAAGAGAAATATGATGAAATAGAAAAGAAATTTTTAATTCCGACAGAGCAATATAAAGATACACCTAGCAAAGACGCTGTTGTACCTGCTCCTACAGGAGTACGTATGACTATGACTCCTTCTTCCGGAATTTCGGGTCAATCTTCGGGTAATGAGTATATACTTAATTTATCTTGGAATGCACCGGAACCTTCTGGTTCTTATCCTTTCTATAAATTTTTAGAGTCTTATGAAATACGACATCCTTTTAATCCTAATTTTGATGGATCTACTACTTCTTTAATTATTCCTGGATCTCGAACTAGTACAACATTTACAAATGTACAAGATGGAGTATATACCATAAAAGTCAGAACTAGAAATACTCAAGGACAAGTTTCTAGCTGGGCCAGAGTAACACAAACTGTAAAACCTAGTGAGGTAACATCATCGAACTTTGGTAGAGCAGGAAGATTAGCTTTTGGAGGAACTGCTAGTTCTAATACTACAATATCTGGGAATGGTGGTTTTAAGTTTGCGAAAGCAGATTTTAGATATGTTGCTCCTGGAGGCTCAAGTTTTGATCAAAATGGATCTATGTCTGAAGTAGCTTTTTCTTCTATGTCAAATGGAGATGTTGCGTATGCTTATTATGATCATAGTGCTATTGGTTTTATAGCTGCACAACTTCATGCAGATAATGTAGTTGTTGATACAGGTGGAGAAGTATTAGGAGTAAATTACTGGAAAACCTTAGGAGCTAGTAATAATGGATTATCTACTTTAACAAGCGGTACTGTTGTAACTACTGTAGGCAGTAATGTAGTTACAGGTAGTGGAACTGTATTTAACACAGATTTTGATGCTGGAGATTTAATTAAGATAACTACTTCTAATGCAGCGGGCACTCAATTATCTACAGCAGAATATGCAGAAGTTACACGAATAGAAAGTAATACTATATTACACTGTACTTCTAATTTTACTAAGGCGCAAAGTGGCTATGCTTATAAACAAAGTTTTAAGCCTGATTTTGCCACAGATGCAGTAGTGACTAAAATCTCTAAGAGCGGTGGTAATTATAGTTTAGTTAATTATGTTATTGGAGACGGTAGTGAAGGATCTGATGGAAGACAAACAGTAAATGGAATAATATATAGAACTGCCGCCTCAAGTTCAACACCAGCAGTACCTAGTATGACGTCGTATACTTTCAGCACTAGAGCATTCACTGGAGGAAATACTAGTGCTTGGAGTTTAAGTCCTCCTGCTATAACTGCTGCTAATGCTAATAATTTTTGGCAAGCTGATTATAAGGTAACAGAAACAGTAGCTCTAGGTAATGCAGGCGTTCCTTCTTATGGACCTCTTTCTAGAAGATTAGACGGTACAGGAAATACTATAGGCAAAGATGAAGGAGACCTAGATGTTGATAATTTAGCTGATTCAGGAAACACTAAGACCGGCGCTGTGAGGGCCTGGGCAAAAATTAATGAAGACTTGCAATGGACAGGCGATTTTAAAAATAACGGTAGTGTGTATAGTCAATTAAATGTTACCAATGAAATTGGAGCAAAAAGCCAAGAATCAACTAATAGATTTACTTTAGATACTGATAGTACTGAAGGTAGATTTGGATATAAAATTGGTGGAGGAGCTACTGCATATAATAACGTTTTTTCTTCGGCAGAAAGAACAAAACTAGATCGATTACGTTTAGGACAAGATCCTGCAGATGCTGCTAAGAGTATTCTAAATAATGGCATCACAATAGACGGGTCCGGAGTACTTACAGGAATTGGTACAGGAAGTATAGTAGTAAATTCAGCTAAAACAACATGGGACCATGTTAGAGGTAATTCTTCTACTAATACAAGACCTGCAGATGGAGCCACTATAGGAGCTGTATTTGGTACTAATCTTTATAGTTCAGGAACAACTAATTTTACAGCCGCAGAACTCAAGAATGCTAATCAAGATTGGCAAGATGTATCGGGAACAGGTATACCAGCAGATGGAGCAACAGTAGGAGCAATTGCAGGAACAAATTTATGGAGAGCTGGTGGAACACAAGTACTCACAGATAATCAGATTATTACTTCTGCTGGAACTTCAGCAGATACAGCAAAAGTTAATAATGTTACTGCGGCAACAGTTAGTGGAGGAGCAGTAAGAGCTAATGCAGGACTTGATTCCAGTGGTAATGTAAATAGAACTGTACCTACAAGCTTTTATACAGATACAAATACTCATCCTGCTGCAGCCGAAGTTAGAGGTCACTTCTCAGGAACTGGAATTAATACCGGTTCAGGAGTTATAACAAATACCACTTATGCAAACTTAGCAGCTTTGGATTCGACTGCTTCAGCTCAGTTAGCTGCGGCAACAGTACAAGGCCAATGGAATGTATATTCTAGCAGAACTTTCGTTCCTTATCAAAAGTTTCTAGGGACAGGTACTGGAGCAACTGCTTCTTCTTCTCCTGCTGGCAACACCTCGGTGACAGTTTATGCTCTCCATACTTCTGAAACTGATCGTAATGTTGTAGTAACTATATCAATAAATTCAGGTAAAACATCAGTTACTGCTAGTATGGCTTCATCAAGTTATTTTACTGCTAGCGGCGGTGGCGGTGCTAGTCTTGGGGGTAATAATTTTATAACAATAACTCATTCTGCTTCAGGGCAGAGCGCTGTGATTTCGTATGCATTAATTGATTCTACTGAAGGATCTACTGTTATATGTTGTTTTACTGAAGAAACTTTAGTAACTATGTCTGATTATACTTCAAAGAGCATAAAAGATATACAAATAGGAGACTCAGTAAAAACAGAAACAGGAATAGCAGAAGTAATAGATCTACATCCAACAATATTAGGCGACAGAAAATTATATTCTATAAATGGTGCTAAAGCTTTTGTAACCTCTGAACATCCTTTTAAAACAGAACAAGGATGGAAATCTATTGACCCAGAAAGAACAAAGTTAGAAAGAGAAGAACTATTTGAAGAGCTAAATGGAGATTTACAAATAGGAGATAAAATTTTAAAATTAAACAATGAATATGAAGAGGTATCTAGTATTATTTCAGTAGAAGAACCTTCAGATACTTATCTTTATAATTTCACAGTAAATGGTAGTGATCATTCTTATTATGCGAATGGTTACTGTGTTCATAATAAGTAACAAAGGAGAAATCAATGCATATAACGTTTCCGGATACTATTAGTGATGATATTATATCGCTGGCCGTAGGTAGTGATGTTTATACGTTAGCAAAAGGAACGGTATCAGAAAGAGATATATACGTTACTTGTACAGAGGATATTCCCAATGCTCCAAACATGCACAATGAGTGCAATGAGCTAGTAGATTGGAATATATTACAACCCGAAAACGATGAGCGTACCGTGGGAATAAGGAAAAGCTGGTGTGTTTACAGTAAAAACGGTACTATTTTTGGTTCTGTTGTTTATACTTGTGAAGAGCTTGAAAATTATACTGGAGTTCATAAATGTATAGATATACAAACAAGTATACTCCCGGACTTTAGAGGCCAAGGATTACTAAAGTATATAGGTTACTTAGGAGATTATGTTGCACATCATGATGGAAATAGTTGTGTTAATACAGAGTTTTCAGTCATTGATTCCTCAAATAAAGTATTGAAAGATTCTAAGAATAGAAACAATAAATGGCTTTACTTAGACGATAGTAAATACACTGAAGTCTCTCATCGTTTTCAATCAACTCCTACTATAGTAACAGAATATTGGGCCAAGCAAGGTATTACAAAAAGTATGTTTTCTGTAACCAAAAGAAAAACTGCTTTAACAGATGCTAAATGGCAAACTCCTTTAGTAAAAAAACATATAGCAAGACAGAACTTAAAGAACTGGGACGACAGTTCCAGATTTCCAAGCTAACCAAGAAAAAAATATACCTTGACAAATATACTGTTATTTTGGTATAATTTTTGAGAATGGAGAAATATTACTATGTCAGCAGGCAAATATAACATTACGATGGATCAAGGCAGCGACTTCTCTCTGCAACTTACAGTAAAAGAAAGCGGTTCCGCTAAGAATCTAAGCGGCTACTCTGCGCGCGGGCAGATACGTACAAGTGCGTCCGCAGCAAGTGCTTCGGCGTCTTTTGTATGTACTATTACTAATGCAGCTGCAGGGACTCTAACTATTGCACTAGCGGCAGCTACTACCACAAGTTTGACCGCGGGCCAATATGTCTATGATGTGGAAATCTATACAGGTTCAACTGTACAAAAACTTATTCAAGGAACAGTTAAGATCAGTGCAGAAGTAACTAAATGAGTGAGTATTTAGGTAATACAATCATTCATGCTACGGTTACTGAAAGAACAATCGTAGAGAATAATATAAATGATGTAACAGTAAATTTAGATCCTGTTACAACAGAAGTTCCAACTAATTTCGTTTTGTTACAGTTAGGTGCTTCTGGTATTCCTATAACTACGCCTTCTTCTATGACGGCAACCAATGTACAAACAGCATTAGAAGAACTAGCAGATGAATATTATCATAAACAAGCGGGGCCTCCCTCTTCTCCTAATGAAGGAGATATTTGGTATGATACCGATGATAACGTTTTACAGTTATATAGAAATAGCGCATGGGTAACCATGGCAGGAGCAACAGGTACTGATATGAGTACTTTTTCTGGCGGAACTTACTAATGACTACAGAAGTATATATTACAGAAAATGTAACAGATATAGCTATTGGCGATGATCAAGCCGCTACAGAAATTACTGTACAAGAAAATAAAACAGAAGTTACTGTTAGTGCTGCATTGTCAGCAACAGCAGGAGCAAATGCAATTGTTTATGAAGCTGGGGGCTCTATAGAAAGTACTACGGTACAAGCAGCTATAGAAGAATTAGCAAATGATTTTTATAGGGGTACGACAGTGCCCACAAGCGGAATAGAAGAAGGAGACTTGTTCTATGATACAGATGACAATATCTTAAGAGTTTATGCAGAAACCAGTTCGAATAATTTGGAGTGGGTTACGCTAATGGAAGCGACAGACTCTACCAATATGCTTAGATTGGACGGTGGATCTTATTAGAATCCCAAGTAACGACGGAGACTTAAATGGCAAATACAATTCAAATTAGACGAAGTACTAGTAGTAATGCACCTACTAGTCCAGGCCTAGCGGCAGGAGAATTAGCGTATTCAGGAGGTGCGGGTGCTCAAAATGATTATGGTCAACGATTAATGATCGGAGATCCAGCAACTAGTAATACAAAAGTAATAGGCGGAGAATATTTTACCGCAATGATGGATCACGTTACTGGCACGCTAACTGCTAGTAGTGCGTTACTAGTTGATTCCAATAGTAAAATTGATAAACTACTGAGTGGTAATATTAGAATTAATAATACTGCAGGTCAAATCGATACTGCTTCTGGTAACTTAATAATGGCACCGGCCGGTGATTTAATACTCACTATGGGCGGCGGCACTTTAGATATGTCTAATACCAATGCTAATGAGATTAAAATTGCAGATAATCAAGCTACCTCTCTTATACTAAAAACAGCAGATCACAATTATATTACATTAAATACTACTAATGGATCAGAAAAAGTTCTGTTTGGTCGTAACGCTGAGTTTGATGGAACTATTCAAGCAGATGCTACTGTAACTGTAGGTGTAGATGATACTGGACATGATGTTAAATTTTTCGGAGCAACTACTGGTAAGTCATGGTTATGGGATGAATCTGATAATAAAATGATAGTTACAGGGGACGCTTCTATAAGCGGAACAACTACTTTATCAGGAGGAATGACAATTCCTAGTTCTCAAACTATTAATATGGGAGCTAATCGAGTACAAGGTGTTGCTGATCCTTCTTCTGCGCAAGATGCTGCAACAAAAGCATATGTAGACGCAGTAAAACAAGCTTTAGATATTAAAGACTCTGTAAGAGTAGCAACTACGGCAAATGTTACTATTGCTACCGGTCTTAATGTTGGAGATGCTATCGATGGTGTAACTTTAGCAGATGGAGACAGGGTACTAGTAAAAAATCAGAGTACTGGAACAGAAAATGGTATATATGTAGCAGGAGCAAGTCCCGCACGTGCAGCAGACGCAAATGTTTCTGCAGAAGTTACTGCAGGTATGTTTTGTTTTGTTGAAGAAGGTACCACTAACGGAGATAATGGCTATGTATTAACCACAAACGGTACTATTACATTAGGCTCGACAGCTTTAACCTTCGTACAGTTCTCAGGAGCTGGTCAGATTATAGATGGAAATGGATTAGTAAAATCCGGTAATACTTTAAACCTAGACTTGGCTACTAACGGAGGTTTAGTATTCTCTGGTGCTAAACTAAAAGTTGACCTTTCATTGGGTTCTATTGATGGAACACTAGATGAAACAGGTGGTGGTACTGGAAATAGTAGTTATGCAACTGGTGATCTATTATATGCCAATGGTACTAATCAACTTACAAAACTCACAAAGCCCGCAAATTCAGCCTTAGGAGTCTTTTTATCTATGACTTCAGCAGGAGTTCCTACTTGGGAATCGATTGATGGCGGCACATATTCTTAATATGTTATAATAATACTCCGCGTATATACGCAAGAATTGGAGAAGCCAAATGGCACAGACGATTAAATTAAGACGTTCTGCAACTACAGGAAATGTACCCACGACTTCCCAGCTAGAGCTGGGTGAAATGGCTATTAATACTACTGACGGAAAACTTTTTATTAAGAAAGATGTATCAGGAACTCAATCTATTGTAGAAATAAACGAAGTTCGTCCTGGTGCTATAAACTTTACTGTATCTGAGGATGCTCCTTCCAGCCCCAGCGTAGGAGATATGTGGAAAGACTCCACTAACTTACGAACTTTTGTAAGATACTCTAATGGAGGAAGCCCTCTTTGGATCGAGATTTAGTGTCTATTTATAGAATAGCTTAATAAAAAGGAAATAATACAATGACAGAATACGTATTTCCAACCAACCCCAATAATGGGGACACAGTAGTTGTATCTGATATTACCTATACTTGGGTATCGGATCCTGGGTATTGGACAAATAATGTTATCGGTATGGCCGCTTCCGCTATAACAGTAGCGGCAGATTCTGGGTCAGCGGATGCTGTATCAATAGGTACAGATACATTAACTTTTGCAGGAGATACAGGTATCTCCACTACTGTATCTAATAATCAAATTTCTATTGATTTGGACAATACTGCCGCAACTGCAGGTACTTATGGTACTGCTTCTCAAATTCCTGCTATTACTGTTGATGCTCAAGGACGAATAACTAATGTCGCTAATGTAGCTTCTGTTCCTGCAGGCAATATCACAGTAACTAACGATGATACCACAAATTCTACTCATTATATTACCTTTTCAGCAGGTACTTCAGGTGCTGTAGGTATAAAGACTGCAGATGCACTTACTTTTAATCCTAGCACTGGAAAAATAACTGCCACAAATTTACAAGGAACTTTTATAGGTAATGTTGAAGGTAATCTTCAAGGTAATGTTGTAGGTAATGTAACAGGAAATATTACAGGTAGTGTAACAGGAGGAGCAGACAAAGCAGAAAAGGTAGTTATAACTACTAACACTACTGAAAATGCAGAATTATATTTAACATTTGTAGACGCACTTACAAATGAAGAGTCGCTTGAAGCAAGTTCAACTTTATCATTTAATCCTAGTACTGATACTTTAACAGTTGGTAATATTAATACTACTGGAGGACTACTTGGATTATCTACTACTAATTTATCTTCTGATGCTATAGATATAGGTCTTTATGGATCATATGACACTTCAGTTTTTGCCAGTAGTTCAGTATTTTCTACTACTATAACTAATGGAGGTTCAGGATATACTTCTGCACCTACTCCCGTATTTTCAGCGCCTAGCTCAGGAACTACTGCTACAGGTACTGCAAATGTAGCTAGTGGAGTAGTAACGGGTATCGTATTTACAAATGTGGGTTCAGGATATACTTCTGCACCCACGATAACTTTTAGTGGTGGTGGAGGCAACAATGCTGCTGCAACATCTACTTTGGGAACAGATAAAGAAGAAGTAAAATCAATAGCAATAAATGTCGCAGGTACTGGGTATACTTCTGCACCCACTGTATTAATAGGTACTATTTGGGCTAATTCAACTACTTTTACTGCAGGAACTTTATTACACCATGGAGGAAATTTATATAGAGTTTTAAATACAGCAACTTCAGCAGCTTCAGGTGCACCTTCTCATACTTCGTCAACAGCAACAGTTGCAGGTGTGCAATTACTTTATGTAGGAACTGCTGCCGCAGCATCAACATCAATATCTGGTGGAAAAGTTACAGCAATTACTGTTACAGGACAAGGATCTGGATACAATACTACCACACCTACAATAACTATAGATGCTCCTCCTCCGATTAATTTTGTTTCGGGCGATGTTAGTACTGCAAATAATACAATCACACTATCAGGTGCAGAATTAGCTATTGTTGCAGAAGATGACACCCTGACTTATGCCCCTCCTAGTGGCGTAGCTGTAGTTGGAGGATTAAACAACGGTACTACATATCATATTGTCAATAGAAGTTCAAGTAATTCTACAATACAATTAGCTGCTACAAATAATGGTTCCCCTATAAATCTTACTAGTACAGGAGGAACTGGAAACCATACTTTACAAGGTGCTACAGCTACAGGTACAGCCTCTTTAGTCGGACATGTCTATGGCGGAATGTTTAGAGATGCTTCAGATGATAAGTGGAAATTATTTAAAGGACTACAAACTAAACCTACTACTTCTGTTGATATTACATCGACAGGGTACTCAGTAGATACATTAGTAGCAAATATTGAAGGAAATGTAACAGGTAATACCGATACATTTACTGCAACTGCTAATAATAGTACGAATGAAACTGTCTACCCAATATTTGTAGATGGTGTTAGTGGTAATCAAGGGGCAGAAACGGATTCAGGATTTACATACAATCCTAGTACAGGAAATTTAGTAATTGGTGGCGAATTATCAGCAGCCACGCTCGATATATCAGGAAATGTCGATATAGACGGAACTTTAGAAGCAGATGCAATTACTATAGAAGGAACATCAATAAATACCGTTATAGCAGGTACTACAGTTACTGATGCAACTAACGCAGCAAATGTTAATATCGGCAGCACTAGTAATGATGCTGGGCCTTGGTACTTCCTTTCTTCTAAAGGTACCGGAAATCAACAAGCCTGGAGAGACACAACTATATCTTTTAATGGAAATACTAATACTCTTTCCACAGCTAATTTAGATATATCAGGTGATGTAGATATAGATGGAACTTTAGAAGCAGATGCAATTACCGTAAACGGGTCAACATTAGCTTCCGTTATAGCAGGTACCACAGTTACTAATGCAACTAATGCGGCGAATATAGCTACAATTACAGGCGCTACTAATGCAGATCATTTCCTTCCTTTTGTTAATAGTAATAATTCTAGCTCTGCCAATGAATTACTTTATACTGCTGCAGGTGCAAAATTTAACCCTAGTACTGGTAATTTAACTATTACTGGTACTTTAACTGCTAATGCTTTTTCCGGAAATGTAGTAGCAGATTCTATAGCTATTACTGCCGCAGCGGCCGGAGATACTACTGTTGTTTTGTATGACGGTACAGGAACGGGCAATAAAGCTTTAAAAAACGATGCGGAATTAACATATAATTCTACTACTAACGTATTGAGTACTACAGCTAATTTAGCAAAAGGATTAACAGGAGCCCCTGATATTACCGTAGGGACTCTTACTCCTACAAATATCTCATTAACAGGAGGTGCTTTTACAGTAGCTTCTTCTTCCGGAAACACTGTTGTAGGAGGAACTTTACAGGTTAATGGTGATGTTACTTTAGGGAATGCAACTACAGATAATGTTATTATTGCAGGTAATCTTGAAATAAGAGGAAACACAACTACTGTAAATACTGCAACATTAGATGTTGAAGATTTAAACATTACCGTAGGAAAAGCTGCCACAACCTCTTCTGCAACTAACGGAGCAGGATTAACTTTTGGTGCATGGTCTTCTGGAACAATTCCTACTCTTACTTGGGATCATTCAAATTCTAGATTATCATCAAATAAACCTTTTTATTCTTCTAGTTTAATAGGAGCTTTAACCGGTAATGCTACTACAGCTACTACGGCTACTAACGTAGTAATAACAGACAATGAAAGTACTAATGAAAATAATGCGATTGTTTTTGTTGCAGGAGGAGATCTCGATGGAAGTACTTCTGCAGGACTAGAATCGGACGGAAATTTATATTATAATCCGTCTACAGGAACATTGTATGCTTCAGCATTCTCTGGTAATACTTCTGGTAATACTTCTGGATCTGCCGCTAGTTGGGCAAATGAGATGACCCTTGATTTAGATGATAGTAGTGCTAGTGCGATAACTGGAACTGCTATTTTTGATGGTGCAGATACTACAGAAGCATTTTCGAATGTTAGAGTTCATAAAATTAAAATGTCAGAAGATACCACTACTAGTAGTGCTATGTTTATTCCTTTTGTGGGAGCCAATGACACAGATCAAGCTCCTAAAGCATCTCCGGGTTTAAAATACACGCCTTCTTCAACTACTTTAGCCGCTACAAATATTTCTGGTACTCTAACTGGTAATGTTACTGGTAATTTAACTGGTAATGTTACAGGTAATGTTACAGGTAATGTTACGGGTAATACATCAGGTAGTGCGGGAACGGTCACAAGTATTTCAGCACATTTACTTGACGAAGATAACATGTCATCAAATAGTGCTACTAAAGTAGCATCACAACAATCAATTAAAGCATATGTTGAT